CGTAGTTGTCAAGCGTTAAAAAAGGTAGGGAAATAAAGGGTTTTAGGGTGATTATGTTCTTCTTTTGTTCTTATTGCCTCTCATATAGTGGTCTCCAGGCTCGTAATCCCAACGCATACCATGGTGGCCTCGTATGTCGGCATACCACATTCTTAGTTTGACAATAAATTTTCTGATTGGTAGAACCATAATCACCCTTTCAAGTTTGAGATATCAAATCAAATTTGAGTTATAACGCTGTGCGTCAAACCTATTTAGACAAATTAGTTTTTCAACATTTTTTTTAGAGATTCTTTTAAAATTTTAGAACCTCCAATACGAACATTGATGATACCATTGTAGTAGTTGTCAACCTCAAGTACCTTTCTTTCAAATTGTTCTTTTGCTTCTAGGTAACTTGCAACACCTCTACTTGGGCAATAAAATAATATTTCTCTAGTAAATTTATCTTCGCCATACTTTTCTACGTCTGCAATTAATTTTTCTGACGATCCCCAATATGTCTTCCAGTCACTTTCTTTAGTGCCTCGTCTTTTATTCTTTCTACCTTTAAGGGGTTTCTTTGTAGTTTTAAATTTTGCTAACTTCTTACCTACATACATCATGCCATTTGTTGTATTTGTAATCAAATATACAAATGCTTCACAATCTTTAGGTAGTTCTTTTACCGACTTACCTTGATATGACCAAAGGTTCATTAGTTCTCCATTGTTTTCTTAATTGTATGTAGTATTCATCTGTTGTACACAAATCTCTATACGTTTTAAATATTCTTGCTGATATCGCTTTTTGACTTACTAGTGCGTCAAGTTCTTGTGGTCTTATATTGCCATTATCATCATACTTTTTACCATCTTTATGATTGGCATATCTTCTTGCTCTCGTAAAACCCATTTCTAAAAACTTTCTACACATATCCATACCTACAAAGTCTTTCTTAACTCTATATCCTAGATATAAATCAAATATCTTTTGTGCTGATTGTTGTGCTATATATGGTGTTCTGAATTTCCAATGTTTACAGATATCGTTTGTATAAGGTCTGACAAGTAATACACCTTGCTCACCACGACCTATTCTGTATCTAGTATCGTTTGCTTTAAATAATATATTTTTATAATCTAATTTATAATCAAATTCAATCACCGATTTCTATTCCTATAACTATTCCGTAATTATCACCTTTTTCATATGCAGGTGAAATAAACCAATTATCTTTTTTATATCTAATCATTGGCACAACTTTACTGTAATCATATCCTGTAACAAGACCAATCTCAAAACCATTATGTTTCATGCCAATATAAGAAGATATATTATCTTCACTATTATAATACACGCCAGCAATAGAATTGTCAAGCGTACATCTAACGTGTGGGTGTATGTTGTTGTAGTCTCCTTCGAGACCAACATGCATTGATAATGCTAAAAATAATCCTAAACAATTCACTTAGTTCCAATCTTCGTATCTTTTTTCTACCTCTGCTAATTCATCAACCACTTCGTGTTCTTCACCACAGAAAGGACAATACTTTAATATATAGTCTTCTTCAGGTAAATCATGTTCGACCGTATATTCGGCACCACAGTTGATACATTTTTTTCTATTCATAATTATAATTTAAATCCCTTGAAACTGTCTTTTTCTACGTCTTGTTTTATGCCGCCGACCACATAACTTTCTATCTCAGTCTCTTGTGGTGCATTTTGTAAACCACGACTATTTAACCAATGTCTTGTCCAAGGTAATGGATTGTTTGTAACTGGTTGATCGTAAACTGCTTTTAATCCTATTGATCTTAATCTTCTATTTGCCATGTATTCTACATACTGATTTAATAATTTATCATTTAGTCCTATCATAGAACCTTTATCAAACAAATATTTTGCCCAATCTTTTTCTTGTTGTACAGCATCATCATACATTTTATAAACTTCTTCCTCATTCTCTTTTATAATCTTTAACATTTCTCTATCGTTTTCTTTGTTTCGATAATTGTTAATCATGTT